GCATCGCACGATTCGCGCCCGGTGTAGCAGTGGTTCATGCTGTTTTGCTCGCACCCGACGAGTATCACCCGGGCACCTTCCGCCCGCATCATCCGCACCTCGGGCCATTCGCAGTACGGACCCGCGCACTCCTTCGTCCTCGTCTCCGTCGCCATGTGCAGGATAGCCAGGGTCATCGCCGCCGTAACGCTGTTGTGATAAAAAATATCGTAGCCGGTGCATGACGGATCGGCGGACGAGTTCAACGGCACCCATCCCTCGGAGTATTCCGGCACCTTGCAGTATTTCGGGGTCTGCTTCAGGTCGTCCCACCCCATGGCGGTATGTACTTGATCCACCACCCGATCCGCTCCCACGACGAACTCGAAGAACGTATCGGGGTCGAGGCCCCATTCGCGCCGGCAGAAAGCGGGGCCGCCGTTGACGGTCACCAGGCATACGTCGTCCCTCGCATCCAGATACCGAGCCATCCCGCGCGAGATACGCCCCGCCTGCGGGCCGAGCCCCATCACGACAAACGTCTTGCCCTTATTGGCTCCCACCAAATCATTGCAAAATCGACGCCTGGTCCGCTCGCGTATCATCACCGTATCCAGATTCGCGGACGTCACCGGCTGCCACGGGCCACGCTCGGGCATGGCGCGCAGGAACCGCAGCCGCCCGTCGTTGACGTTCTCGTACAGCCGGCAATCAGGGTCTGGCTTGTATGCCATCAGGTACCCTTTTTTGCCGCAGCCTTGACCCGCGCCTGGGCGCGCGCCTTCAATTCTTCCTGCTGATAGATAACGGCTTCGGCCTTCTCCAATTCGGAGATGTCGCGGTCCTCGCGGTGCTTTGCGGCGATCTCTCGCAGATAAAGCTCCATCGCCTTGTGCTTCGCCTTGTAGCCTTTAGCTCGTTCTGCCGCCTGATCCCGGAGAGTTTCCGATTGCCTCGCAATTGTTGCCTTTTTCCGCAGCTTCACGTCGTCCACCAAATCGGGATCGAGCCCCGCCCCGCCGCTGACCTTCACGGCGTAAGCGTGTAGGTTGTATTCGCTCCGCGCCCGTATCGAAACGTTCTCGAAATAGCTGGTGTACACTTCCGCCCGCCATAGCCGATCGGATTCGCCGTTCGTGACGGCCCGCCAGACCGGCGCAGCGTTACAGTCGCGCAGCCGACCCTTGCCCGAGATTCGTGCGGTCATCGCCCCGACCTGATTCGCCTTGACCAGCCGTAGCCGGCCCGTCCAGTAATTCTGCATGAGCCTTCTGTTTTCACGCGTGTTCGGCCAGTCGAATTGCTTCGCCCATTTCCCCACGACTGGCTCCTGCATCAGTTCTTCGGCGTGCATAAATCCCCCTGTATCAAAAGGCGGAGGGGCCTTTGCGTATCCCCTCCGCCTGTTTCTCGTGACGAAATCTAGTTCGTCTGCAGGACCACGACGCCATGCTGCTCGTCGTCATCATTCGACTCGTCCCAGTTGCTGCTCAGGATGAGCGCCGCATCGGAGGGGTTAGCCCCGCCGTTGGTGCTGTCGTACTGGCTCCCGCGCACGCCCACGGCATACGCTAATTCGCCCTGTATCTGGTCCTTCCGGCTCTGCTGACCGAGCACGTGCTGCTCGTGAATCACCAGAGGCTTCTGGAAGCTGACCATGAGCGGTGCCTCACCGAGCGGGTTCCGATTCCGGCTGCGGAGCAGGATACCCCGCTGCTTCGTCGGGCTCGATGTGGTCGGACCGGCCGCCGTGGGAATCTGGTCATCGACGATGAACGTCACACCCAGCACCGTCCGGAACAGCCCGGTTTTGATGACGTCGCCCACGATATTCGGGACCACGAAATCATTGTTGGTGATGAGGTCCACCACCATGTCATTCCACTGCTTGGAGTTGACCACACCGATGTCCATGCTTTCCATGTGGTCGGTCATCTTGAACCGAGCCGCCTGGAGCACACTGGCGGATAGATCGACCTGGCTGCCCGCTCCGGTCGTATCCACGTACACGTCGTGCTCGTGATCGAGCGCCGCGACCTGCGAGGACGCGATGGCCGCCCGGTAAAGATCAAGCAGAAGCTGCTGCCCGGCCTTGACGGCGATGTGCCGCCCGAGTTCCGCGCTGTACGCCTCGACGCCGATGCTGCCACGCCGCGCCGTGCTTTCGAAGAATTCGTGAAAGAGCGTACGGTGCAGGACGACCATCCGCTCGTTGGTCGCCGTGGTCGTGGTCGAGGTCGCGCTGGTGGTCAGCGTACCCGCCACGTCCGCCCGCTCGAATCCGGCCGAAATCTGACCGACACGCGGGTTTTCGACGAAGTTTCCGCCGAGTTCCGCGCCGGGAATGAAATCGACAAGGCCCAGCCCGTCCTGCAGGAAGTCCATCACTTCCAGGAAGGCCGCTTCCGCGTGCTCGTGGGCTACTTCGCGGATAAATACTGTATTCGGAGGTGCCATAACTTACCTTTCTGCTTCACGCCCCGGGATAGATCGACTTGCGCTTTTGCGCGTTCGATGCCTGCAGGGCCTTCAGCGTGCCTTCAGCGTCGGCCTCGTAAGCCGACGCCACTTGTTTGTTGTTTGACCGATCCGTGAAACCCTTCACGTCCGGGACCGTGTTCGCCGTGCCGTTATTCCGGCCGGTCGCGCCCGTGCCTCGCGCTGTGTGACTTTGCAGCAGGTATCGATTTGCATCAAAATACCCATCCAGGAAATTTGCGAACGGCTGCGGTGATCCGTTGCCGCCATCGACGACGAGCGACCCATCTTCGGCCCGCTGCGGATTGATACCGAGATTACCGCTGACGAAATTGGTTCGCACCATATCGACCGCTTCCGGTCGGATGTTGTGCTTCGCCAACGCGTCCCGGATCAACCCAGCCCGCTGCTCTGACGTCGCGCGTTCGCGTTCAGCGTCCCGCTCCGTCGTAAGCTCGTTAGCTATGCCCTTGACCGTCTCGAGCTCGGCCCGGACAGCGTCCAACTCGGCGGTTTTGCCGTTGGTGGCGGTGCCGGTATCCTTTGGCTTAGCGTCGGCCAGAAGTTCCTGCGCCGCCGTCTTGAACATGCCCACGAGGTGGTCCTGTGGATTCGTATCCTTCGGGACGCCAAGCGCCCGCATCGTGCTTATTTTTGCGGCCGCCGCGATCATGTCCGGCAAGGCTTGCCCGTCTTTGATGCCCATGGCGTTCATAACGTTTTTTGTAACGTCGGCCACGAGCGCCTGATTCGCATTTTCCTGGTTCCCCGTTCGGTCGGCTGAGGTCGTGCCGTTCGCGGCATCTGCTGCCGTGTTGGTTCCTTCCGCCATTACAATTCCTCCATATCAGGGTCCTCGTTTATTTCTTCCTCGGGCTCTGTTTCTTCTGGAGCCGATTCGATCTCATCCATGACGGCCTGCACCGTAGCCTGCGTCGCACCGTCGCCCAGTATACGCTGAGCCAGCATTTTCTTGACTTCGGAGGTCAGGGTTTTCGATCCGATCCGGCCAGCCGTCTCAAGGTCCTGGTGCAGCTCGTCGGTCAACCGCTGATCGAATTCCTGTGGATACTGCACCTCGATAATCTGCGTGACGTCTACCCCGTCGGGGTCCGTCGATCCGTTCTGCGCAATAAGCTCGAGCAGTTGCCATTCCCATTCCTGGAGGCCACGCGCTGCGAGAATAAAGTTCTTGGCCCGTTGCGCCTGGCGGTACGCAAGCGCTACGCCTGATTCTGGGCTCGTCGGCTGGGCTTGCTGCATGTCGCTGTCGTTCCCGGCCATCCGGCGCAGTTGCTGGCGCGTAGTCGCCGCCGCCTCCTGCTGGAGGCTCAGCTCCGCGGTGTCGGGCGCCAGGTACTGGATGTTCTCCGCCTCGCGTTCCTCGCCGCCGGGGTCGAGTTGCGTCGCCCATTCGGAGCCGAGTTTGATCGACGAAAGTGCCGTACCCGGATTCTCCGCATCGTCGTGCAACCAGGCCAAAATCCATGGATGCGCGTGGACGAAGATGTCCCACGTGACGTCCGACTCCTGGCGGAACGCCTTGAGGTCGGCCATGACCAGCGGCTTGACCCACGGGTTGCCGATGCCGCCGACTTCTTTCCGCCAGTACAGCGTCCGCACCGGGATCGTGGGGAAGGCGTGATCTATCTCAGTCGCCAGCGTGATCTTCTTGCCCTCGGCCCCGCCGTCGTCCTCGACGCGAAAGAATAGGATCTGGCCGGAACCGGTTATCTCTCCGTCCTCGTCCACGCCCCGCGGTCCGGGCGCGGTGAATATCCGGTACTCCCATATCTGGACGCGCCCGCCATCCCACGTCGGCTGTTCGCTGCTGCGTTCGAGATATTTCACCCACGCGAAATGTCCGTCTTCGCCTTCGGACCAGTCCAGCCGCTGCAGGGGATCGAACAGGGACAGCCTCGGGTTCTCGGTCTCTTCGCCCGCGGGATGATCTAGTACGCCGTCCACCGAGCCATACACCAGAGAGCTTTCCAACGCTCGCTCGCTCATGATATTGATCGGCTGCTGCTCGGGGCCGGCGGAATCGATGAACGACATGAGCTTGTCGAGCTGGATGTTTTTGTCGGGTGCCGGGTCGCCATCCTTGACGGCCTCGCGCCTGGCCTTTTTTGAAAATACAGCCCCAACGAAATCGGAAAGCAGATTCGGCGTCTCGGGCAGGAACGTCGAAAGCTCGACCCGCTTTTCGAAGTGCTTCTTTTCCTCAACGTCCCCCCGCACAAGATAGCTCGCCTTGTCGCGATCCGAGACGATCCGGTTGAACGCGATGTCGCCATCCGTGCGCCATAGACTCAGATTCTCGGCGTAAAGCGGGTGAACCTTTTCCAGCAACTCAATGAAGTCGTCGCCCTCGGCCTGAATCGCCGCCAGAAAGTCAACGGCCGTAGCCGTCTGGTCTACGGCGCCGTCTGCCTGGGTCCGGAATGGCGTTGAAATCTCAGGCATTTGGTATCCGATACGATGTCTGCCGTTGGAACGCGCTGCGCGTCAGGGATGCCACCCGGTTGACCCAATACCGCACGCAATCGGACGCATGGCTTAAATTCTCGTCGCCCTTTTCGATGCCGTACGGTCCGTCGTAGACCTTGCCGATCTGCTTGGCCTTCTCGGCCTTTGTGATAAGTCTCTCCATGTCGGTGCGGACCCGCTTACAGTCCGGGTGGACGAACAGCCGCCGCACGTGCAGCGCGTTGCAAAGCAGTGCGTTGGTGGCCGCTACGTTGTCCATGACGGAAGGATTCGCGCGAGGCACGTCAAACTGCACGCCGCACAGAAAACCAACGCGGGCCTTCGTTCCGTCGCGGAAAATCTCCTCGATGATTTTGTAATACCCGCGCTTGCTGGCCCTGGCGCTATCCCTTGCGTCGCCGGTCACGCGCACCGGGGCCTATTGCAGTTCGCCATATCGTTCGAGGATCATGTCGCAAACATCTTCCAACTTCAGCCCTTTGCGGAAAATCTCTCCAACCACCAGGAATAAACCGGCCTGCTCATCTCGCTGGCAGAGCGTAACGTGCATTCCAGGGCGCTCGTTGAAATCAAATGAAGCCCAGAGTGTTCGCTTTGGGTTGTAGGCCGCAAGTTCGGCGTTAACATTTTCTCGCGTAAACGCATGATACACGCGCCCGGATACCGGAGCTGCGAAACTGCCGTATACGCGGGCCTGCGCTTCGTTCTCGTCCCATTCGGATAGAAGATTTTGCTCATACTGATCGCCAAGCGTCCAGTTGTCGGCCGTGCGTCCCTGGTAGCAAACGTAGCCCTTTGGCAGCTCGTCCCCCGTCAGTTCGCCGACTCCCCACAGGTCGTGCGTCCAGCCCGGTATCTCCGGCGTGAAGGTCGCGAACACCTGCCGGATGTGATTTGTATTCGTGCGCATTCTGCTCAGCATATTTTTCCAAACCAGTTGCGGCATAAGTTGCGGCTCATCGACGTAGCCGAAAGCATATTCCGATCCGACAATACGCTGCGGCTTTTCGGCCGACTTAAAGCTGATTCCGCCGCCCCATCGAAAGCGAACAATCCGGTCGCCCTTGTTGAAGTCGTACGGTATTCCCGCCGGGTCCAAAATTTTATCGAACAGCGTAGGCCAGAAAATGTCACGGATGTGCGGATAGGTGAGGCCCACGAAAAGGCCGAGGCAACCCGCGCCGTGGACCACGCTGTGATCAAGCGCCTTGTAGCATCCGGCATAGGTCTTTCCCGCGCCGTAGCCAGCCACATAAGCCGGGTAGAGATTCGTTTCGTCATCGAGAAAATCCGCCTGCGCCTGCGATATTGCGTCGGTCGAGATGTCCCAGTTCACGGCCGTCATTCATGCCCGTTTCCGTCTCGCCCGTTTCCGTCCGGTTTCAATTTGACCGTCGTCTGCTCGCCCTTGCGCGTTATCGTGATATCGGCCTGGGCCTCAATCTCGATAGCCTGCATCGGGCGACCGTCAGTCCGATTAGCGATTTCCGAAGCCGCTGAAGTTGAACGCTTGGCTATCGCCTCCGTAATTTGTCCAAAAACAACAAGCTCGGCAATCGATGGCCCCGAATCCAGTATCTTTTGCAGCGCTAGGCCCAGTCCGTCCTTTACGCTCAACCCCTTCGGAATCCTTGAATTCAAAAGGTCCCGGTAAACATCAGACATATATCGACCAGGAACTCGGCCTCGAGGATTGCCACTCTGCCCCTTTTTCCATTGGTAGGGCTTCAGGTGCGCAGATTTTTTAGCCATGCTGCACACTCAGTGCTAAGCAGTTATTTTCCACCGCCACCGCCCTTGGCTTTGCCTTTTCCACCGCCACCGCCCTTGGCTTTGCCTTTTCCGGCCTTCTTGCCGCCCTTGGCTTTCCTGCCTTTTCCGCCAGATTTACGTTTTGCCATTTCGGCACTCCTTCCAGAGTTTACGTGCTTCCCGTAGGGGTCGCACGCGGACCAAACAATCCCGCCATTCGGGCAGGCGATCCAACAG